AAGGACTGCTTATCTTGTGGCGTGACAACAAATTACCTTCTGTTTATGTCGTGCCGATAGATAGCTGGCTAGAAACACAGTTATTTGTCAGCCGAGTGGCTAAAGAGATACGAAAATGACTAAACTACTTTATGAATGTGGAGGATGAGAAATGAGTTATTGTCCAGATTGGCACAACTGCAACTGTTCCGAAGATTGTGGTAACACTACCAAACCTGTAGAGAAAGAAACAGATCCCGAATTGGACGAAGACGATATTTACTACGACCCCGATACTGGTCTGCGTCTTGAAGACACCTTTTAAAGTGAGGTTGAGAAATGAGTTTAACTAAAAACAAATGGCACGTTGTAAAGGACTACGACACTGGGTTTGTTGGTGTCGGATGCACTGTTCCTTGGACTTGTTTAGGAATTGCCGACATACACCACGATGTACCAAATATCGAGGATAGGGTAGAAGTTGCTGAGTTAATTGCGTCAGCTCCAGATTTGAAAAAAGAGACCCAACAACAAGCCTCCACCATTAAGCAGCTACAGGCTAGGATTGGCAGGCTTGAGCTGGCATCTGAACTTTTTCTGGAATCTGCCGAAAGTCCTTGCTACTGCGGCGAATCAGAGTACGGATGCCCTCATTGTGATACAGCAATCAAGGCTCAAAGAATAGTAGACGAATCGCCCCAACAATCCCTAGCCCATATTCAGGCTGATGCTGTTGAGTATTTATACAAGCACTATGGAGTTAGAACTCTGAACGGTAGAGTTATTTACGGAGAAGCAGCCAAAGAATACGCCAACCAACTACGAAGTCAGGAGTAGATATGAAAAAAGTTATTTCAATTATTTTGTTTGTGTTTGCAATATCCTTGTCTGGAGTTGTTTTTCCAGACGGGAGGGAGAGATCTTTAACACCGAAAGATAAACAAGAGTGTAAGAAGGTGGCAGGTATTGCAGCAGGCATTCAGGCCACTAGAAACCAAGGACATAAACTCTACAAATTCTATTTTGATCTTGACATGGTTGCAAATCAGTATAAAATAGATAAAGATTCTTTATGGATTTTGGTTAAAGAGATTTATTTGAGAACAGACAAAGACGAAAGACCTGCCGTTATTTATAACAAAATGGTTGAATCTTGTGGTAAATGGGTGTATAATTCAAAGCCTATTGTTGAGTATGATTCTTAAGGAGGTAAAATGGAAATAAATATTCTGCCTAAACCCCAAAAAATTTCTACAGTTAGCTCTATTGCCCGTGGTTCGGTATTTAGATTGGCTAGTGATACTGAACCAGAGCCTGCTGTCTTCATAAAAACTTGGCAAGAGTGTCTAAGCACAGGAGGACAAATTCTTGCATTAGATCTTTATGATGGAGAAATTATTACTTCTCATGACTGGGAAGATTGGGAGACTTTAGAAGTTATTGAGTATAAATCTGAACTTAAACTACAGGAGGATAACTAGTGGATAAAGATACTGTATTGGATCAACTGGTCGAAGAGGGTGTTGTTGGAGGATTCAAACAAATCACAGATGTGAATGTTCTCTACTATCTTCTAAAGAAATACGAAGGTGATCAAGACTTCCTAAGTGACCTTATTGGAGCCGCTCTTGGTGATGAGGAAGCTCAAATGAATATTGAAGATGATGTTGATTTGGCAATCACAGAAATGATGGAGGAGTTTCGATGAACAAAATTAATAGAGGTACAAACTTAGTAACTCTCCGGCAAGTCGATGCAGGTCAAATTGTTTCTTATAATAATTGTGTTTATATAAAAACAGACGAAGTAGATAATGATAAAGCTATCTTGGTGGACATGAGATCAGGGTTTGTACATTCAAAAGACGCAGATAATCTTGTACAAGTTCATGATGACGCGGAGCTATTTATTTAATAAGGAGGGCAAATGGGTGACATTGAGGTGTTTGTATCTCTAGAAGAGCACGATGAACTAGAGAGTTTAAGAATCTCCTTGGAGGTGACAGATTTTGACTTAGAAGATGAAGCAGTTGAGTATGAAATATTTTATGTCAATGCTCTAAGAAAAGACGGTAGTGAATTAGAACTGGAAAGTGAAGAAGAGTTAGAGGCTCTCTTATCAAAATCAGATTTTAGAAAAGTATACTTCTGTATTTTAGAAGAAGTGATGTATTAATGGCATACCGAAGAGGAGATAGCACTTTTGTGAGTACAACAAAAGAAACTGTAAAACAAATAGAGGAGTATCCCTACGCTGATATGTCCTCTAGAGGGATAGAAGATTACATTGTAGAGATATTTAATGTCAGAATGTCGGTAGATACGTCAGATGGGTACACTCCCACTGCATTCTATTTTCCTCAATATGACAAGCGTGGTAAATTGTGTGGATGGAAGAAAAAAGATCTAACACTGGCTAAAAATGATAAGTTTTATATCACAACGATTGGTAAGGCTGGTGTAGAAACAAAGCTCTTTGGTCAAGTTGTGGCTGAAAAGAATGATAGGGCTAGAACAAAGCTGATTATGGTGGAAGGAGAGGAAGACACTATGATTTCCTATCAATCCTTTTGTGAATGGGCTGATTCTACAACAAAATACAAAGGCATGAGACCCTTCCTTGTAGGACTGTCTTGTGGTACAGCAAACGCCACAGAAGCTGTTCAGCACAATATTGAGTTTGTATCTAGTTTTAAAGAGATTAACTTAGCTTTTGATAATGATTATGCCACTGATAAAGAAAAACGTAAAGGAACCATCCGAGGTAAGGAATGCACAGAGAACGTAGCAAGTAGTTTGTTAAGAGGTGGTGTTAATGCATTAGACTGGACAGGCTATGAACAGAAAGATCCTAATGATGTTTACCTAGAGCTTGGAAGTGAACAACTCCAGAAACTGCTTAGCTTTAAGTTTAAGCCGTTTTCTGCTGAGAAGGTGGTTACAGGCAGGGATATTGGTTTTGAAACCTTTACACGTAAACGTGAGGAAGGTATTTATATTCCTACAATGCCAGAACTTATGGAAAAGATACACGGTTTTCGTAAGAGAGAGGTTGTGGTGGTTACAGCTCCTTCGGGTGTTGGTAAATCCACTCTGACAGCAGAAATTGCCTACCACTTGGCTGAAGCAAACCAAAGAATCGGGATGATATTCCTAGAAGAGGAGACAGATGAAACCTTACAGCGAATGGGTGCTAGGTTTTTAGAGATTAACTACAATCACTTTAAGAAAGAGCCTCAGAAGTTTGCTAGTATGGAAAGCCTCCAAGCTGCTTATGACTGGTGTATTGAAGCTGATAAATTTACGTTCTTAGATCATTTTGGTAAAATGCCTTTGAATGAACTCATGAATAAAGTAAACACCTATGTTCATGTAAATAAAGTAGATTACATCATTCTAGATCACTTGACAATGCTTACAACAGGAGCTAGTGCATCTGAACAATACTCAGCTACTGAGGACACGATGGTGGAGCTTGCTGCCTATGTTGCTGCTAACACAAACGATGTTGGTATTATTCTAGTGTCACATCTGAATAGAAACATTGCTCAAGACTTTAGGCCACCAAAAGGTAAAGAGAATGAACCTTTCTGGGTTCCTGTTAGGAAGGAAGACCTTAAAGGGGCTTCTGGTATTGAACAACTCTCTTGGATCATCATTGGTGTAGAACCAGAGATTATGCCTGATAAAAGCAGGGGCAGGATTCGTCTTGTTGTCCTTAAAAATAGACCTTGGGGCTACCTTGGCTACGCTGATGTTCTCAAGATGGATGACACTACAGGTTTGTTAATGGATGCTTCTGATCAGGATGAGTTTTATGGATGAGGAGGAATATATGGTTAGTGAAGAAAGTATGGTGGAACTCTGCCTAGACTATAGAGATATGTTCTCAGAAGAAGAAGTGGAGTTTTTAAAAGAATTTAAAACAAAGCTAGAAACCAACCAAGTTATTTCTAGTGGAAGTAGTTTTAAACTGAAAGCAATGTGGGACTGCATCTAATGGGAAGAAGAATTGTATTTGACATTGAAGCAGATGGTTTGATGAATGTCTGGGACAGGGTGACTAAAATACACTGCATTGTAGCTAAAGATGTTGATACAAAAGAGATTTTCACCTTTGG